CTAAGTTGTTCTTCCGCAGAAACATTACCACCACCAAATGTCATTTTCAAATAACCTTCAGGTGTGTATTCAGATGTGAATTTAGTATTGGTTAAAATATATTTACCAACCTTTGTACCAGGTTGGTCAGAAACTTTAGTTGGGTCCTCAATGAATACTCTGTCTTCAGCAAGTGCCTTAACTTCATACCATCTATTTTCTAAACCTAAAAATTCTTGTGGGTTTGGTATTGTGTTATATTGTGTACCATCTTTTAAAATAACACTTGTAATTCCTAAAACATTTTTTTCAGGTAAAAATAATTCAAAGAATGGTTTAACATCATTTGGAGTTATAACTCTTTTGAATACTTTTGTAAATCCATTAACAACAACTTCCCTTTTTGTAATAGTATAGTTTAATAATTTACCATTAGCATCAAAGTTAGGAGTTTTTAATCTATTTAAAGTTCCCTCCGCATTAATTGCAGATGCAAAATCAATGTCGTAAACCGTTTCAAATGGTTGTCCTGCACCATTTACTTGAGATCCTCTTCTTAGGATTCCACAATATCTTAAATCTTCTCTATCACCAAATGCAGGTACCGTTATTGAAAAATCAACTAATGCCACTGAAGGTCTTTGACCCGGTATTTTTAACCCGTAAGTCTTAGCGATATTATATACTGAAGATTTTTGTTGAGCGTATTGTAATACCGTTTCTTGGATACTTCTGTCAATATTGAATTGTAGGTTATCTGTAACGGCAGCATTTAGATCTAACATTACTGAGAAAACCCCAGCGTCGTTAAAGTTTTGTACCAAATCAGGATAATAAGTTCGTGTAAAGTTTATTAACTCAGTTCTTATTCCCTGAAAATCTCTGGTTGTGTAGGATATTTTTTTCTCAGCCATATACTATTAAATATTGATAATTACAAAATCACTACTTTCAAAGGCTTGATTTGTTACCTTATAATCTATTTTAATTTTTGCGGTATGTTCTTTTTCACTTATACCTTGTACTTTAAATTCTCTTTCCCCATCAGGATTAATAAAAGTACCCTTATCTTCTTCACCTAAAGAAGCGTCGGTAATTGATATATTAGTTATTTGTACCCCCGGCATATATTTCTCAACTGAGTCTCTAATTTCACCCTCAATTTCACTAAATGTAGGACCATCAAGAGGTTCAAAAATATACTCATACAATCTTGTTCCAAAATCAGGAAGATAATATCTATACCCTTTTCTAGTTAACAATAAATGAATTAAATTACTTCTAACTTCTTCATCAGTACTATCAGAAACATCTAAATATTTACCAATGTAAGATTCTCTAAAAGGAAAATTTATCCCATATGTTATTCCATTTGCCATATCTAATAAATATAGTATCTATGTGTTTTGAATAAATACATATAAAATAAAAAATCACGACCTAAGCCGTGATTTCCCATCATGATACACGATTCATCCTAAGATGAACATCCGAAACATTCAAACTCTGAACTATCAGGTTTTGAAGGTAAATTCATATTAGAAAAATCTACTTTTGGAGTTTCAACTTTTTTAACAGGTTCTTTTTTTGTCATGTCCAACGCCAAGTGTTTTGCCCCTGTTGAAATCGCTTTAGTTCTTACATAATAACAAAGTGTTTTCAATCCTTTCTCCCAAGAGTGGAAGTGTGACGAGGTAATCTTAGATAATGATGGATTTGACATATAAATGTTCATTGATTGTGATTGGTCAATAAACGGTGCTCTGTCTGCCGCCATGTTGATGAGTTCTTTTTGTGATATCTCCCAAATTGTTTTGTATTTAGGAATCAAATGCTCAATTCTTTTAACTTTCTTATTATAATGTTTGTCTTCAGGATCTAAGTAATTATTAAAATTAATATTTTGGATTGATCCGTCATTCATAATAATTTCATTTTTTAAATCTTCAGACCAAATTCCAATCTTTTCAAAATCACTAATCAAATACTTGTTAACAATCATAATTTCTCCACCTACAACACGTCTGTTAAAGATTGCTGAGTGAGCAGGTTCAGTCATTTCATATGAACCTGTAATCTTTGCAGAAGACGCTACAGGCATTTGAGCCGTGAATAAAGAGTTACAAACTCCATACTTACTAACATTTTCTTTTAGTGTTCTCCAATCCCATCTTCCCGATAAATCATCTTCTTTCAATCCCCACATATCAAACTGGAATATTCCTTGTGACATTGGTGACCCTTTAAAGTAAGCATATGGTTCATACTTACCACCCTCACACAATTTATTACTTTCGGTGATCGCCGCGAAGTAAATTGTTTCAAAGATTTCTTTGTTTAAGTTACAAGCTTCTTCCGACGTGAAAATATAATCCATCAAATAGAATACGTCAGCTAGTCCTTGTGTTCCAATTGCAATTGCTCTTTGATATAATCCACCCTTACGTCCTTTTTCAGTAGAGTAATTATTGATGTTTACAACTTTATTTAAAGTTCTAACAACTTTTCTTACTTCGTTATACAACAACTCAAAATCAAACTTACCTCCATTGATGAAGTTTTTAAGAACAATTGATGATAACGTACATATAGCAGTAGTTTCTTCATCTGTGTACTGATAAATCTCATTACAAAGGTTAGATTGTTTAATTACACCAATGTTTTGGTGATTTGTTTTTTTGTTTGCACTATCCTTAGAACATAAATAAGGAATCCCCGTTTCAATTTGTGATTCAATAATTTTTGACCAAATGTCTTGAGCTTTAACTTTTTTACCCAAACCTAAAGAAACTGCCTTATTGTAATTTTCCTCATACTCGTCACCAAAAGATTCCTGTAATGGTTTAATACCTGCAGTGATAATATCATTAGGACAGAACAAATACCATTCAGTATTGTTTTTTACCGCTCTCATGAAATTATCAGGAATCCAAAGTGCGGTGAATAAATCACGTGCTCGTAATTCCTCAGCTCCTGTATTCTTTTTAATGTCCAATAAATCAAATATATCTTTATGCCAAGGTTCAAGATAAATTGCTGCAGATCCAGGTCTACGTCCTTGTTGGTTAAAGAAACGTAAAGATTCGTTAACGATTTTAAGATACTTCAATAAACCACCTGCATAACCACCTGAACTTGAAATTCTACTTTCCTTACTTCTAATGTTAGACATTGATAATCCAATCCCTGCAGCGTCTGAAGAATAGGTTGATATATCAGTTAATGTATTTAATAAACCATTTCTTGAATCTGAATTATTATAATGTAACACACATGAAGCCAATTGAGGTACCTTTGTACCCGCATTAATCATAATTGGTGTTGCCTTAGAAATAAGTTGATTTGATAGTGATTTGTAGTACTCAACGGCATCTTTAAAGTTATCCGTAACCCATAATGCAACTCTCATATACATATGTTGTGGTCTTTCAACAACAACACCATCAGGTCTTTTTAACAAGTACATTTCCTGTAAAGATCTCCAAGCGAAGTAATCAAAATTGTAGTCATTATCATGGTTAATTACCTCATCAATTAAATCCTCGCCATACTTTTGAATTGTTTCCATTAACCCGTCATTTATAATTCCGTATGAATGTAAATCCACCATTGTCTCAGAAAAACTTGGATTAGTTTCTTTATGGTAAGAAGAAATTGCTACTGAAGACGCTAATCTTGAGTAATCGTGGTGACTACCGGTATAAGATGCTGCAATTTCATAAATAAGTTTATCTAATTCTTTTGTCGTTATTTCACCCTCAGTTGGTACTGAAGTAATAACCTTTATAAAGATCTCGTCTGAATTAACATTCAAACCTTTTGCCGATCGTTTAACACGATTGTAAATTTTTTGTGGGTTAAACGTTACATTATCCCCATCTCTTTTTAATATTTTAAGTGACATCATATTTTTTTAATATTTAAAAATCTTCTTCAAACGTAATCGTTTCATTCAATTTTGCTTTTTGGTATTCCATTGTTCTTGACTCAAAGAAATTACCTTTTGTTTCAACCGCTATTTGTTCCATGAATTTAAATGGTTGTTCAACGTTAAATTCTTTACTACATCCAAATTTAACTAAAAGACCATCAACAACAAACTCCAAATATTGTTTCATCAAGTTTGAGTTCATTCCAATCAATGATACCGGTAATGACTCAGTAATGAATTCTTTTTCAATCTCTAAAGCTGATAACAAAATCTCTTTAATTCTTTTTTCAGATGGTTTTTCTTGACAATGGTTATTCAATAAGTGAATTGCAAAATCACAATGTAAGTTTTCATCTTTAAAGATCAATGAATTTGCGTTACATAATCCTTGCATAATACCTCTTGATTTCATCCAAAAGATTGAACAGAATGACCCTGAAAAGAATATACCTTCAACCGCTGCGAATGCAATTAATCTTTCTTGGAAAGATGCGTTCTCAATCCAATTAAGAGCCCAAGTAGCCTTTTTCTTAACGGCTGGTAAGTTTTCAATAGCG